CGGCGGCGCCGGAGCCATGACGCTGAGGTCCGCCACCGAGGCCGATATGGCCAGGGTGCTCGACCGCATCATCCGGCTGCTGGAGCCTTAGCCAACGCCCCAGTTGGATGGTCGCGCCGACATTGCCGGCCCGCGACTGCGCACATAGGCGTTCGAAGACCGCCGCGCGCGCCCGGACGCCGCTCATGACGCCCTCCCGGCCCGCAATACGGCGGGATCGGCGTGACGGAGCGTGCCGGGTTCACCGGCGTCCAGGTTACCGGCTCTCAGACCAGGCGTTGGCGGTGGCGGTGTCATTGCGGCAAAGAGCGTTCGCTGCTCTTCAGCCCCGTAACGACGAGACTCGATCTTACTGAGGTCCGTCCGCCGGATGGCGAAGAAGCCGCAGATTTCATCGACGGTGAAGCGGCGTGCGTGGCTCATGCCACACTCCCGCGCATCGCGCTAAGGCGGCCAGCCATCACAGCCGCCGGTTGGCTTTCGGGCTCCGCGCGCGCGGAGCGATTATAGGGCCGCGAGCCGGTCATTTTGCCGCACCCACAAACAAGGCGCGCAAATTGCCCGGTTTCGGCACGGGCCGCGCCATCAGCGTCCGCGCGATCCCCATCTTGGGTATCGATCCCGCTTGCCAACGGACGGCGCCGGGCAACCGGTAGGCGCAAGTAAGCTTTGCGATAGGGGGAATGCCGATGATTGCCGCCGACGATTGCGCGCCCGTGGGCCGCGCCAGAACACCCGCCGAAACCGAAGCGCTGACGGCGCTGTTCCTCGATGCCGCGAAGAGGTTGGGGTTGCCGATCGGGAGGCGACCAGCGGCAAACGATGCAGCGCCCAAGCTCGTGGCGATGCTTGAGGAAATTCGTGACGACCTCGCTTGGGCGCTCGAATACGCCGACGAGTTGGCCGCGTTCATTGCACCGGCTCCGCGATCAGATCCCGCGCTGTAAGCGGAAGCCCGTTTTTCTCAGCGTGATCCAGGATGCGCGCCTGAAACTCAGCAGGCACCAAGCCGCCCGTGCCGCCCTTGGACTTGCGCCGGTCCCATTTGCGAATCGCGGCCTCGCCGCGACCGCACAGTTGCGCCAATGTCAGAGAACCCAGGACGCGCCTGGCTTTTCTGGAAGGCGAAAGCGCTTCGTCAGCGTTGCCATTGTGGACGATTTGTCGCATACAACGATCCGTTGCTAACTTATTGTCTCGCTTGGCTGGACTGATTTGGGCTCATTCGTCAATATCACTGCGACAACGCGTCCACCGATATTGCTGTCCATGGACACACTCATGGACTGGCGAGCCGTCGCAGCGCGGTTGGACACAATGGGGCGCGGGGCACGCACGCGGCTTGCGGCGGCGCTCGACATGGATCGAAGCCAGTTGGCGCGGCTCCTTCGAACGCGCGCCTTTCCTAAACTTGATCAGGCCGCGATCATCGAACAATTCCTGTCTGGCGCGCCGGCCAATGACACTGGCCTTGGACCGCGCCGGATCGAACCGCAGTCGGTCCCGCTCTATGGTCTGGCGGCTGGCTCGGACCCTGACCGCATCAATATGGGCGAGGCCTTGGACTGGCTCGCTCTGCCGCGAGGCATGCGCCTGCACGGCGAGTTTTTCTTCATCCAGCAGGTCGGTGGCTCAATGGAGCCGCGCATCTGGTCAGGTGAGCGGAAGCTTGTGCAGCGCGGCGTCGCGCCAGGACGGCTGCAGGACGCGCTGATCGAATTCCGGGACGGGTCAGCGACGATCAAGACCTATAGCCACGAGAAAGACGGCGTGACCTTTTGCCGCCAGTACAATCCGGACAAGGAAGTCCGCTATGAGGGAACGACCGTAAAGGCGCTGCACGCTGTGCTGGGGCTTTAGCGCGTCACGAAGGCCCCCCAACATGCACCTAGCGCCTTCCACTTAAAGGCCACCGGCGCATGCGCTAGGGCCGATCGGCATCCGTCACATATACCGTGTTTTCGCCTGCAACGGCATTGATCTCTTTCACCAGTCCGCCGCCCTGCATGTCCATATCGGGGTGGGGCTTGATGCCGAGCAGCAACATGGTGAGCGGCCCAGGATCGTCGGGTCCACTATAGGACGTTTGCCATGTCACGACCGCCTCTATAGCCCACGGCCCCGCCGGGACGCCGGCGAAGACGAAATTGCCTTGGGCATCGCAGGTTACTTGGCGAAGGTAGTCAGCGAAGTGGGGATCGGCGTTGTCGGCGGCGGTGAAACCCTGCCGGTCCGCAGCCAAAAATTCCCGCCCGTAGGCATTAAGCGGCACAAGTATCACCGTCGTGCCGGCGCAGGTTTTTACGTCCCCACCTCGGGTTTTCATGAAGGCCTGCCCCCGGATCGTCGCAGGTCCAGGCCCCGACCACGGCTGGAAATCGGCCGGTAAGAACGGCGTCTGGATATGAAAGGTCGCGGCGTCGGCCCGCGGGAATGCGAAACACGCCACCACGGCGCCGACAGCTAACGGAACGAATATCGACCTCATCGACCGCACTCCCCCAATTCCTTGCTAGCCAACGGTTAACCCGCCGTCGTGCCACGTCAAGACGGCCGCGCGATCGGCGACGCGCTCTCGAGTCCACAACATCGTCGCGGCAATATGCGACAATTCGTGTTGACAAGCGCGACGAATAGTCCATTTCATCCCCTACCCGCTTCGACGTGATGCGGGTCACGACGCCTTCCGCCGGGCTTGGCGCGAGGCGCAAGGGAGATGCGCCGGATGCCAACCGCCAACCGCCCCTACCTGATCTGGGACGCCGATCGCGGCGTCTACATCATCCCGTTCCGCTCAACCCCGGCCGAGGGCGCCCCACCGCAGACGCTCGCGTGGCACTCCAAGTCGCGGACGCTGCTCTCGATGCGCGGATGGGTCCTTGTCGGCTTCGCCGCCTGCTGGATCGTCGCCGCCATTTTCCTGATGGGCGCGCTGTCATGACCGACCGCGCGCCCGTCACGTCGCCGATCCGCGACATCGCCTTTGCGCTGATCCAGCGCAGTCTGGGCGAGCGCCCGGCCCTCGACAGGCTGGTGCTCGACCATCGCGTGATGCCGATGGTCGACGCCGTGATCGACATCGAGGAGCGCTTTGGCATCGACCTGGAGGCGGACGAAATCTTCCGCCGCGGGCTGACCCTCGCCGGGCTGCTGGATTTGGTCGAGGCCCGCGCGGCGCGCGGGGACCGCGCGCAATGTCAGGACTCCCGCGAGCCCCGCCCCACCGCGCAGCTGTTCACCCTCGCAGACTTCCGACGCCTCGGCCCCGCAACTGTGAGGCGCTCAACCCTTCATCCAGAGAAAGCCAGATCATGATCAAGGAATCCATCAACCTCCTCGGGCGCCGCGCGATCGACAGGGTCACCAAGTTTAAGGGAACCGTCACCTCCGTATGTTTCGATCTGTTCGGCTGCGTCCAGATCGCGTTGACGCCGCCCGCAAACACCAAGGGCGAGCTTCCCGATGGCCGATGGTTCGACGTCAACCGGCTGACAGTCTTTGCGCGCGACATTGAGGCAATGCCTGTTCCCGACTTCGACGCCAAGGCGCGGGAGCCGGCTGACTATGGACATGGCGCCGCCGAAAAGCCGGCGATGGCGCGCTGATGACCGATCAGCTCTCCCCCCTCGCCGTCCAGAACGCGCCGCTGCTGCGGGCCATCGCCTCGGGCACCTACGGCTCCCGCGCCGAACTGGCTGGCGCGGCGGACATCGTCGTCAACAATCTCAACCGCAAGCTGGAAAGCCTGCTGGCCGAGGGGTTGATCGTCTCCTGCGGCGACGCGACCTATGAGGTCGAACTGACCGATCTGGCGCGGCGCGCGCTGGCGGCCGTCGACGTGTTCGATGGCGCTCCAGCGACGGTCAACCAGCTCGCCGAACAGACGCTGATCCCGCTGGAGCTGCTCGACTTCAGTCCGTTCAATCCCCGCCGCGACGCGAGCCAATCCGACCTGCCGGCGCTAGCCGCGTCCATCGCCGACAAGGGCGTGATGCAGCCGATCATGGTGCGGCCGATCCGCGCTCTCGGCCGCGAGGTTCGGTTCGAGATCATCATGGGTGAGCGGAGGGTGCGCGCCTCGCGTCTGGCGGTCGAACAGGGCTTGGTGAAACCGACCTTCGCCATACCCGCCCAGGTCCGCGACATGACCGACGACGAGGCTTTCGAAGCCGCCGGCGTCGAGAACTTGCATCGCGAGGATTTCCACTGGCTGGACGAGGCGGAATGGTATCTCGGCCTCGCCGAACGCGGGCGATCTGCGGCGCAGATCATCCGCCTGATCGGCGAAGGCGGCCGCAAGAAGCGCACCATCCAGCAGTTCATCCAGGTCGCCCGCGAACTGGACGAAGACGCCAAGCGCCGAGCACGGCTGCCCGAGGGCGATCTGCGGCGCCTGTCGCTGGAGCAGGCCCGGTTCATGGTCGGCAACCGCCGCGAACGCCCGGCGCTGGAGCTATCGCCGAAGATGGCGCTGGCGATGGTCGAGCTGATCTTCTCCCGGCGCGAAGGCGAGTTGAAGGTCGGCGACGGCGTCATCGTCACCCCGTTGCACAAGCGTCCCCAAGGCGGCGCGCTGACCATTCTGGCGGACCGAAGCCTGACCCGCTTCACCGTGGCGCCCGGCGGCGTCATCGAGGCGCGCACGGCCTACACCGTCGACCTCGACAAGTGGCTGACCCAGATCGGCTTCATCACCGATCCCGCCAAGGCGCTCCACCAGGTCCGCGCCGCCGCCGTCGGCGAGCTGGCCGCGGCCCGCGTATCCGACGGGCAGTACCTGACGCCCGAACTTAACCCGCCGGAACGTGTCGAACCGTCCGCGAGCCTCATGGGTGACGATGACGAACAGGTCGCGGAGGACGACGACGGCTTCCTGGATGATGATGACGCCTATGAAGCCGCCATGGGCGACTTCCGCGCCAGAATCGACGATCTGGACGCCACCCCCTCAACCACTTATCCCGACGGCGGCGCGGCGCCCATAGTCGCGGTCGCACCTCTGATCCAAGTCGCGCCGGCCCACGCCCTGGTGATCAGCGAGCTGGCGCACGCGCTCCAGCGCCAGACCGAAACCGTCACCCCAGAGTCAGCTGGCGCCGCGCCGAGCGTGGCGATCCGCAACAGCTACTACAAGGACCCCATCGCCCAGGCGATGATCCACGACCGCCTGCTGATGTTCCTGACCCAGGGACCAAGCACCTATGCGGCCCTGACGCCCCGCGCCTATGCGTGGCTCGATCAGATCGGCGTCGATACTGACGAGGCCGGGCGCTTCGACATCAGCGACGACTCGCTGCGGTTCCAGCAGCTGCAACTGGGGCTGCCTGCCGGCCGCCATACCTACATGACCGAATGGCTACGCCCGGCTGAGCCGGAGGCCGCGCACGCCGTGCGCGACACGGAAGAACCGCTCAGCCCGGCGCAGGGCTCGCCCCACGGACCTGGCGGTTTCGTCGGCGACGCCTTCAGCCAGCAGCTGCGCGAGTCCGCCGACTCGGCGAGCGCCCAGACCCCGGTCGCGCCGACCTCGGTCCCGGCCGGAGTCCTGAAACGCCTGCTCGCCGCCGCGCGCGAAGCCAAGCGGCTGGTCGAACTGGGCACGACGACGCGGCTC